AATTACTGAATCCATTGGATTTAATCTAAATACACCAGCTGGTCCTGCCATTGTAGTTATTCCACCTCTACCACCACGAAAGTCGTTTGTAGGTGTTCCAAATATTTCTTCAGCTACTATAGGTTTAAAAGCATTTCCAAAAACAAATAAATCTAAAAACTGACCTATTCCGTTCATTAAACTAATTAAAACAGTTCCTATACTTCTGACTCTAGCTCTTAATCTCTCTATACCACCTTCACCAGCAAATTTATCAGCAAAGTTTTTTAAGAAAGCATTTACAGGACCACCAAAAGTATCAAGTAAGGTAGCACCAAGTGACTTTATAGTATTAACAATACTTGTAAGTGTACTCAAAGAATCTTGTCCAACTAAATCCTCAAACTTTTTACCAGTCAAAGCAGTAGACAGAGTTAGTTTATCTTGACCTCTTACTAACTTATTAAGCTCTGCTACTGAAACTCCTATAGATTTAGCAATAGATTGTCTTTGTAATACATTTAATTTATTTAATTCTTCTTCAGAACCTAATTGTTTTACCACCTCTTTTGTAGCACCAGCAAGGTCACCCTCAAGAGCAAGTCTTCTAGCACTCTGAAAATTTAATCTTCTACCAATCATAACAGAAGCTTCTACTTCGGCTGAAATTGAGTTTTGAAAATCTAATAATCCCTCTGATATTTTTGCTGTGGTTTGTAGAGATAATCCAAGTTGTCTAGCTTGAACAGCAGCTTCAGCGATATTCTCACCACTACCTTTGGTAAATTTAGCAATCTCTTCTGCTGAACCAGCCAAGTCTTGTAATACAGCAGTTGGAGCAATTCCTCGTTGAGCAGCTAGTTGAGCAGTTCCTTCTATTAAATCTTCAGCCTGTTTAGCGGTCAAGTCTCCAATTTGCATAAAAGTACCAAATAACTTGATAGCTTCATCGTTAGAAAGACCAGTAGCAACTGCCGTATCTAAGACTTTAGTTGATAAATCAGCGGCTGTATCTAATGATATTCCAAACTCAGATGAAAGTTGTGCTGTAACAGCAAGAACATCTCCAAGACCTTTTCCAATCATTATCGCTTCATTACCAGCTGATATTAAATCTGCTCTAAATTGTTGATTTTGATTTGTCAAAAATCCAAATGTTTTTCCTACTTCATCTATCTTAGCAGCAAATTGAGTTATGGCTTTAAAAACTACAGCAGCTATCGCACCAAATGTACCAAGTCTTCCAACCCATTTACCCAAACTTGAAGCACCTGAAGATAATAACCCACCAATATTTTTTTGAGACTTTGCCTGTGTTTTTAAAATACCAGCATAATCTGCACCATTTTTCTTAAACAAAGCGGACATGTTGGATAGTTTACCACCGACATCTTTCTCTTTTATTTTACCATCGGTAATACCTTTTTGAATTTTTAATATTTTACTTTGATCTGTCCTTGTTATATTTCCTGTTTTTAAATCTTCTTTTAGTAAGTTAGAAACTGATTTTTTACTACTAAGTAAATTATCTTCTAACTTATGCATTTTTCTTTTAGTATGAAGTTCAGCAGCAGCAGAAAAATTTAATGCACCATATGATTTTACCAACTCTAAAAGACTACCTTTTCTAGCTTTTCCTAAATTATTTATTTCTTTATCAATGTCCCTTTCAGCTGTTCTTATGCCTTCTAACTCTTTTTCAGCAGCAATTTGTTTCTTTTTTAGAGCTATTTGTTCTTTTTCAAGGTCTATGTATTTTTTAGTCCTACGAGTTCTTTTTTCTAACTCAGCATTTATTTCTCTTAGTCTTGCTAAATCTTTATCTGAAAATGTTTCAGCCATGTTACTTCATACCTCTTTTTGCTTTTGCTTTATCAATTAAGTCATTTAAAGTATCTATATTTTTTTCAAGTTCTTTATAATTTTTTTTCCACACAGGATCTCTCATTAAAACTCTGGTAATTTTATCATATTTTTTCCAATCTTTAAATTTGTTTTTAATTGTATCAAACAAACCTTCCTCAATAATATTATCTCTATCCATATACGACATGATGTAATTCTCCTAGTTACATTAATAAATATAAAGAAATCACTTATTTGGGGGAAAATCTACGAGGTATTGTTGGTTGTGATTGTTGGTTTGCTTTGTCAATCTGTTCTTTTTCTTTTTTCTTTAAATCCATAAACTCTCGTAGATAAAAGTTTTTTAGATGTACAGGCATATTATAGACATCACTAAATGTGAAGCCAGGTGTCCCATAGATAAAGTAAAATATGGATTGATGTATGTCTAACTTATTAGACGGATTGAGGCCAAAAAAACCCGACTGTCAACGGAATTGACACGCTAACAGGTTCACCTCCTATTTCAATTTCCGATGTCAAATCTATATCGGGAGAAATATCTTGTATATAATTTCTCAATGCCACAGAGTCACGAGCCAACATATTTTGTGAAAAGGCAGTTATTGTTTCTGGTTTATTATCTCCATCCACTTCGGTAATAGTGTAACGAAGTCGTGTTGATATTTCAGCATTATATCCAAACTTCTTTGTTTGTTCTATATCTTTTTCTATTTGTTTCTCTTCAACACCTGTAAGAAGTTTAAACTTTATTTTTGTTTTACCAATAGGTGTTATGAAGTCAAAAGAGTTATCACTATAATCTACATCTTCTGAAATAGTTTTAAACGGACATTGAGATAAATCAAATGTATGTTCTACTTGTTGGTCAGGATTCTTTGGGTTGGTAACCTCACAAGTATACTCTGGACCATAAGCAAGAATACGACATGCTACCAATACAGCATTCTTATCACCTAAAACGAGATGTTCTTGTTTAACACCTTTCGTAACAATCAAACTATCCAATAGTTTATCAATAACCACACCTTTCTTAATAAGGTTTTCAGACATAAGGATGTCTTCTTCCTTCGTGGTCATATATTTGATTTCTAATTTACCTTCAGCAAGTGGGGATTCTTTTCCATATACTTTTCCACCAGACGGTAAATCTATAACTTCCGTAGGGAACTTGTGTTCTGACATTATAACTCCTTGTTGTATTTAATACAACGATTTTTTAAAATTCAAGTATAGCGTAATCGTACCTTAATGTAAGTGTGATTTCAACAGGATTAGAATCACTAAAATCTAAGTCACCGAAAGCAGCATCTTGTATCATAGTTCCATACAATGTCCACTTCTCAACGATATCACCGACAGGTCCTAAGACTTGAAAGGTAACATTCTTCTTATAGAAATCAGAGTATCCGTCTCTACCAGTAGCACTCTCATGATGTAATCTAATCCATTCAATAACAGATGAAGCAGCTGATGGTACAATCGGGTCGTAAAGAGTAATCTGTAGAGTTTGCCATCTACCTTTACCTTTTACATATCTTGTAACATTCATATGTTCCAATTGAACTTCGTCAAAGGTGATTTGTGGTCTTTGTGCTGTCTTTATTGTAAAGGCAGGTATACCAGCAATCTCCATAATAAAACGATTTTTCAGTTTCGGTTCATATGGTGTGTAAAATATTTTATTTGATTCTAAAAGTTCAGCCATTTGTTATCTCCTATGATAATAAATATCAAGTTTTCAAAAATTACTCAGGAAAAGCAGCTCCTGTTGGTTGTACAACAAAGTCCAATACGATGAACTCAGCAGTTCTTGTAGGTTGGATAAATATCTGACCTACCAACTGATTTCTATCAATGGTTTCCGCTGTGTTGTTTGAATCATCCATTACTACTCTGAAAGCATTTAGACCTTGATTAGCCTGAACTTGTTCCATATAAGGTTGAACAGTGTTCAAGAACTGATTTCTTAGGTCTGTTGTGTTTTGTTCAAACACAAGTCCTCTTGAAGAGTTAGCAACGAACTTCTTAAGATTGATTAACAATCTTCTTACATTTACTCGGTCAAGAGCAGAAGCTTTCTTCTGTGTTGTTTTCTGTCCAAAGACAGTAACACCTTGACCAGGAAAGGTAGCAATAGGATTGACATTTGATTCATAAAGGTCATCTCTATTACCTTGTGTTAGTTTTCTATAAGCCTGTACAGCACTATCAATACCACCTCTGTTTAATCCAGCAGGAGCAAACCAAGGTTGTCCGATTGTATCGTTGAAATGATACACACCAGCAATCACTACTGATGGTGGGACATATCTAAAGTTACCTGTTGTAGCATCTTGAATCTGTACCCAAGGATAATAAGCAGCAGCAAAACTTGAGTTACGAGCCTCTGTATTTGTTTTAGCATTAGCTACAGTATCCGTTAAGAAAGTATTATCATATACTAAGAAACAATCTCCTCTATCTTCACACATCTGAATAGCATCAGCTATGATGGTGTTGGAGTTTGTTCCGTTTTGGTCAAGAATACCTGGTAAGAAAAGTAGGTCAATATCATACTCATCTTTGTTCTTTAACAGATTGATAGCAGTTTTATATCCACCAGTTCCTAATGTAGTTGAACTATCTGCTAATGTTACACCTTGACTATTAGTATCATTATCTACTTCTAAGTAAAAATTAAATGGGTGATTAGCATTTTGAGTTCCATAAGCACCACCATTAAATGAACCACCAAAACTTCCACTACCTAAGAATGGAATAGAAGTAGCACCAGTGCCATAAGCATCAGAATCAATATCACCATCTTCTTTTAGATAGTTAGGTGTTTTTACATAAAGATTTTTTATTCTAATGTTTTTAGACTTATTTGGAAACTCACCAGTCTGTTGTACAAAAGCTTGACCATCTTCTGTCGCAATAGTTGTAGTTTGATTACCTATTCTTTTTAAGATGTAGTTTGGAGACTCTGGATCTAAAGATAGGTTTTCAAAAGTTTCTATTACTTTCTTTTTATTTTGTTCGTCATTACCTTGACGAAGAACTAGTGTAAAAGTTCCCTTAGAGAGATTTCTCTGAGATATTTCATATCTAAAGTTATCAGCTCTACCACCAAAACTACCAGTTCCAAAATGAGCATTACTAGCAGGATTATCACTTCTTGGTGCTAACCTTCCATTACTATCTATTGAAGAAGTATTATTAAAAGAAGGACCATTGCCTATTACTTCCATGTCAAATATTTTAGTAGCACCCAAAGTACCACCTATTAAAGAAGAGCCAGAAGCAAATACACTAGCTTCAGCTTTAGATAAATTTGGTTCTCCTACTCTAACCACGGTTAAAGGACCACCTTGTCTCAAATACTCTTGAGCAGCATGGGATGTTAAATATTGATATTTGTCACTACCACTTTCTATTATCTCACCGAATATTTGTACATATTCAGAATAGGAACTGACGATTGTCGGTTCAAGGATAGGACCTTTTACTGTTGGACCAACAATAGCAGCCCCTATAGGACCAGCTGTTGCTGGTAAAAATGATTGGTCTATTTCGTTTGTAAATACACCTGGTGATATGATTTTCTCAGCCATCTAATGTCTCCAAAAATTAGGTAAGATTTAATACAATTATTCATATATAAATATTACCTAATTTTGGAAAGATGAAGAAAGTTATTTTTATTTTTCTTCTTCAGCAGCTGCCTGAGGTTGTACCTCAGTAGTAGGAGTGAATACTCCTGTCTGTGGATCTAGTTGACCAGGTCCATACTTCTCTGTAATCTTGTTCAGAGTTTCTTGTTCTTCTTTTCTAAGAGCTTCTAACTCCTCATGAAGTTTGAACTCTTCACTCTCAACTGACTCAGATTGTTTCTCCAAGTTAATCTTCGCAATAGCCAACTGACCAAATCTATTGGTAATCTCGTTTGACTTTTGAGAAAGGTCTTGGATTGATTTTAGTTCATCGTCTGTGAATTTAACTTCTGACATATTAATAACCTCTAATTTAGTTTGTTATAACAATTATATACATATATAACTATAAAAGTTTTTCGGAAAACGATACTTTTTTTGGTTTATAAGCTCTACCTAATTCAGCAGTTTTACCAAATACATTATCAGTAAACTCAGGTATCATATATCCTTTGATTCCCATACTGAACTCGTTTCGTATCATCCTCTCACCTTGTGATTCTAATTCTATTTCGTTTGATATATCACCATCAAGTGATGAAAGAAAACGATAGCTGGTTTGGTCACCGAAGTAAGTTTCTAAATGTTCTATAAAAAGTGAGTTTAAATCATTCATCTGTTCTATAAAAGATGTCATCATAACGATGGTATAGTTACATCTTACAAAGTCTGGCATACCAGTCTTTACAAACTCTTGTACAGGTTGTTGACCTGTTAAAACAGCGAACCTATCATACCTATTATTTTTACTCCATCCGCTACTTGAACGAACAACAGATATATATTTTCCTTGTACATCATTATCAAATGAAAGTGGCATAGAATCATCAAATCCTACTGATGTTCTTTTGATTACTATAATAGGTAATATAATAGAACCATTTTTATCTCTTAATGTACTTCTTCTTTTTACAGACTTCCATCTTTCTTCATTACCATAAAGAACAGGTACAGATATAATCTCATTCTGTTCTTTTACTTTCGGTTTCATTATATTTCGGATGTGTTTAATAACAGCAGTATCTATTTCTTTTAAACCAATAGAAAATCCCTTACCAGCGTTTTGACCACCTGGTTTCTTGATTACTACTTTAGGATTTCCTTTTTCACTTCTTATGCTAGTTTGGTCAGCACGATTGACTTTTGACTCGTATCCAGCATTATCATTTGTTATTGGTTTAATTGCCACGGCGTAGTTTCCTTAGTTTATCTAACTTACTCTCTGTATTATTAGCGTACTCTTCAGATTTTAATCCTTTGGTAGAAACTTTATCTATTGATATCTGTTTCTCAATCGGAACATCAACTGCTCCTAAAGTAATATTTTCTTTCTCTCCATAAATATTACCTTGTTTTAGTAAATCTATTATCTCGTCAAACCTATCAGCTTTTGGTTCTCCATATACATTCTCAATAGTTTCATCAACAACATGTCTTACCTCAGATCCCGCGATCTGTTGTTCAGATTTAACCAAATGTGACCTACGAGGTTTCATCACAAGAGACTTATCTAATAGTTGAACAGCCACTAAAATCTCCTTGTAGGATTAACTGTACCAATCTTATCTTTTCTTTTTTCTCTCTGCCGAGCAGTTCTTCCCTCTTTTGCTAGTTGTTTGTTCAACATAATCCTTTTCCTTTTTCTCTCTTTAGCTTTCTTGTTAGGCATTATCTTGGTCTTTCTTCAATGTTTATTGATGATAATCTACTACGATGTGCTGTAGCTTTTATAGCATGA